CGCCGGGCTTCACGTCCGGCAGGCTTGTGCCCTCCGGCACGGTCTGGCGCACAAAGGGCTTATCCGGTCTGCCGCCGGTGAAGGCCACCTCAACCAGCGTCCCTTCGGGCGGAAACTGGAACATGCCCGAATCATTCCCGGCCATTGGCACGGGCAGCGGCACGGCAGAATAAACCGGCGTACCGCTGTCGGGCTTGCCGTCTGCGTCAAGCAGCTGCACATCGACGGCATACCGTGGCCGGAACGGATCGGCAAAATTTCCGCTGCTGGCCGGTTCACTCGCGGCCATCACCCGCGCAAACTTTGGCAGGTGCATACCGCTGGCCAGCTCCGGGAAATGGCTTTCAATCTGCCGCTGTGCCGGTGTTTTTTGCAGGGGCGCGCCGGTGGCTCTGTCGCGCGGCGTCCAGGTGATAACCATCGTGTCGCCGGTGAGATTGACTTTTGTCACCCGCTCGCCGTTCATCTCAACACCGGGGCGCATTGTCTGGATCATCGGCAGCGTCATGCTGTTACCCCCCGCCGCGGCCTGGCTGAACTCATGCGGAATATCCACCGGGCGCGCAGCAAAGAGGGACTTTTCTGCCCCGCCGGTGTAAAGCGAGCCATCCGGCAGCTGATACCAGAGATAATCGGCCACGCCAAAGGCCTTGCCCAGATTATTCAGCAACTGGAACCCGGTGCCTGAATGCGTGAAATGGGGCACGGGCTTGTCACTGTACCCTACATCCGGCACGGCCACCGTCAGGCCGCTGTTTTCCGTCAGCCAGGCGGTAATATCGCGCAGCGTCGGGTGCTGGAAAGAGCACGGCCACAGCTTTTCAAACACCCCGGACAGCTCGCGCACAAACAGGCGTGAAAAGCCCTTTTCCGCAGGCTGGGAGCGCTCTACATAGCCGGTAAACCAGCGAAACAGCGACTCACCGTAGCCAATATCGAGACGCACCATTTTGCCGGTGTAATCCTGCTCCGTTGCGGCAGTGATGAAACCGCGCCCGCAACTGCTCAGCTCCAGCACGATATTCACATCAGCGGCATGCACTTCGTCACCGGACAGGTAAAGTCGTTTTACAGGTTTCATACTCACCCCAGCGCATCATTCACCGGTTTCAGCACCTTGCGCTCAAACCACGTCATTTGTTCTGCATCCTCTCCGGCCTCTGCCGCCCCGCCAGCTGCGCCGGGCTTCTGTGCCTTACTGGTTTTGCGGCTGTTTACTGCGGCCTCTTTTTTCTCCGCCACGCTGATATGCTCGCTCAGGGTAAACGTGATCGCCCAGGACATACGCCCGTCCTGCTGCGGAGCATCAATCGTGCCGCTGAATGAGGCTTCACGCAGATTAACCGCCCGCGCAACACTGTTGGCCACACGATACACCATGCGTTTTCCGCCGGAATCGGTGGCGTTGGCCAGCTGGAAAAGACGGGTCAGCACGGCCACATCTTTAAAGGCTATTTCGCCATTAATACGCAGCTCTTTACCCTTCGCGCCCTGCTCCGATTTACTGGTCGCACTGGTCTGGCCGGACTGGTCTTTGTCGGGGAACTGCTGGCTCACCGTCACGCGGATGCCTTTCAGGGGGATGGCTTCGCCGTTAAGCGCCAGTGTGGTTGTCGTCGTCATGGATCATCTTCCTGATACTGCTTAAATCAGCAGCGGCGAGCATCAGCGCGGCGGTGTACACGGATGAAAGCGCCGGAATCCCGTCAGCCAGCTGGCGCACGATATCCGCCGCGTTACCACGGGCAGTAAATACCCATGCCCGTGCGCTTTTCCCGGCCACCCCGCCCGCACCGGTCGCAATGTCGGCCAGCATACCGGCGCGCCGGGCACTAAAGCCGGTGAGCGCAGCCTTGAGCGCTGTCATATTCAGACCGCCCGCCGCGCCCGCCTGCGCAATCGCGCCCGCGCTGCTGATGGTTCTGGCCGTGGGAACTGACAGCGGAAGCGCAGCGGGCAGACCGTTCATCGCCCGGGCGGGCTTCTGCATTTTCACGGTGGCCAGCTCCGCCGCCGAACGCGCAAGGCGGCTGACCTGTGTGAACGCCGGGGCG